ATTCCACTCCATAGGTATAAACAAAGAATATAATCCTGAGCGAGTCTGTCCATTGCGATTTCGTTTTGTAACGTCGGAGTCATAATATAGTTTTTTAAAATTTTCACCGCCTTTGTCTAAAGCGTTTGATGTAGACCCCATCATGCATTTACCGATGACTCTGCTACCTAATCTTAATGTGGTTTTTGTTACACGCCAGTTATTTAATATGTTGTCAGGGCGTTCCCACTTACCTGATTCATCATGAACTAGCAACTTTAGTTTTTCACCATCATAGCTGTTGTCACCTGTGTTTTTCCAGTCGATTGTTGTATCAAGTCCCTCAAGCTCTTCTTTTTTTTCGCCGGACTGTATAGACTTTCTTGTTAATTTTGATGCCGGCACTCTATATGCTAATTCTGTTTTTGGACGGTCCATACCGTCTTGTATTGGTTTAAAAAAGAATGGATAGTTTACAGATATTGGAACTACTTTGTCAGTGAACATTTTTTTAGCATCAGCACCGGACTTTGATAGTATACCAAATCTTGCGTCACTTGATATTGTTGCGCTGTTAACGGTCTCGGCAGAAGCCATAAATGAAAATCCAGATCGTCTGTTTTTAAGGTAACACATTCCGTAGCAACGCTGATCCGCCTTGCAAGCTTCCCAGAATATAAAGAATAGTCTGTTTGCTTCCCTAAATTCTGGTGCCCCAACATCAATCTTGGTCCACTGCAGGTACATATAATTAGTACCAGTAATGTAAGTAGCCACATCTTTATTATAGAACCAATGGCCTTCTTCACGTCTTCTGAATTCTTCATCTATGTATGGTTCCCACTTCTCTTGAAAATCTTTTGGATAAGTTTTCCAATCGAATATGGTTTTTATTTTTTGCAGTTCTTTGGGATATTCTGATTTAAGCCATTTGTTGTTTTTTTTACTTAATGAACTTGGCTCAGGCGGTAACGCTATGTTTAAATTTTGTATGCTATACACATCGCCAATCTGCCCTGTTTTACTTATAACAACAATATCCTCCTCTTTATCGTAGCCATACTTCCATCGTTTGGCTTTATTAAAGCGTTTTAGTTTATTTATTTTTATAGGTTTAACAACCTCATATAAACTTTGCTGATACATTATTTACTTCTTTTTTCTGCAAAGCCTTTAAACGCTTCTTTCTTTTCTTTAAGCGGCTTATTATCTAACATAGCTTTTTCTTCTTCTATTCTAGACAATATTTCAAATGCATCAAATATTGCAAGCTTTTTTGTTGCAGCAGCATTTTTTAATCGATCAGCAGAAACATCATCCTCTGTGTTTGTAATGATCATTTCTTCTGCAACTTTAATAAGCTCTTTAACCGCTTTTTGCCCAGCTCGGATTATATTCCTCTTCGTTTCCTTTGTGTCCATATTTAATTGCAATTGAATCTGTTGTTACTCTATATAATCTTTCACCTTCAATCAAAAATTCATATTCACTTCGAGGGGTAAATCCAACTAAGTCACCTTCTTTTATACCACTATTAAGTAAGTAATTGTTTAAGTATTTTACAATACCTATTAAAGGCTTTTCTTTATCTAAACTAAAAATATTATTTGATTTAATAGGTTTTATAAAACAATAATTTTCAGGCGCGAACCATTTATTGTTTCTTTTATATAAAAATATCTGCGAGTCATCAACAAAAAACATATCTTCTTTAAAATAGCTTTTACTATTTGTTTCTTTGCCTCTAACATCATAGAATCTTCTAAATACGTTATGATGCACTATTACCTCATCATTTTTTTTAATAGCTGTATTTATATTTTTTGGTGTATCAATAACTATACCCTGACGATTTACATACCTATGATCTTGCAAATCTGTATTTAGTATTAATTCTTTGTCGCCAATTTTTGTTTTATTACTAGCTCTGCCGTTTTTAGGCTTTACTATAAAATTAAACAAGCTTTGCATTAGTACTCTAAATTATACTCAACTGCTACTGCCATATTTTTATTAAAATCTTTCCAGGGTAGCACTTCGTTATTTTTTTCTATATAAATACTGTATTTTTTTTCTTCTTCGATTATATTAGAAATAGTATGCCCTCCGTAAACCTCTTGGCCTACGGAGTAATGCATAGCTTCATTTTTATAATCTTTTCCTACACTAATCTTTCTTATTAGCTTCATCTTCTTCAGTTATTTCTTCGTAAGTCCCGTCGGTAACATTGATAGATACTTTGCCATATTCTTCTTCAAGTTCTTTTTGAAACTCATTTAATCCATTTTGCAAATCAGATGATTGATGTAATAAACTATGTTTTTGAAGCTCAATACTTCCTAACTGCGATTGGATTTGATTTAATTCTTTAATTAATCCTTGTAGCTTTTCAAGCTGTTCGTCTTTAATTTTTGACATAATAATTTAATTTAATTGTGGTTAATGGTTATTCTGATGATTCAGATTCTTCTGAAGCTAACCAGGAAACATCATCTCCTGTTACTTCTACATTTGTTGGTGTAATTTTCTTGCTTATTTCATTTTGAATAACTTCATTCATATGTTCTGTTGGGTGATTAGCTTGTGCCCAAGCAATAACATCTGCTTCGGTAAGATCGCCTATAGCTGTGAAGCTTTCAGAATCAGGCGCACCAATAGGGCACGCCCCATTAAATACAGCAGACTCACCTGAGTCAGCATCTGTTCCTTTATATTCAAAATTAATATGTGTGATTACATTTGACAATCCGTCTAACGTGGGTGCTTGTTTTAAAGCCGTAATCTTCCACTCATAACTAATATTCATAATTTATAATTTATTGTTTATCTATATGTTAAATAATCACTTGTTTTATTGATTTTCTAAAGATTGTACTCTTGTTTCTAAATCTTCTATTTTTGCAATTGCTTCTTTTAATGCGGCTGTTAGTAACGGCACAAGCTTAGCTTGGTCTATACCTTGATAAACAGGCTCGCCATTTGGTAGTACTTCATCTTTTTCGCCATTAACAGATTCTGGTACAATTTCCTCTGCTTCGTGAGCAATAAAACCATCTACTGTTTTTTCATCGCCAATAAAATTAAATCGCTTTGGCTGTAATTGTTTTACTCTTTCAATACCGCCAGTTAATTCAATTACATTTTCTTTTAATCTATAATCCGAAGTAGTGAGATAAGCTGTGCTAGTAGTTCCAATGGTTATCCGACCAACTGTACTACTTTGATACTTAAACTGTATTGCGCTTGCATCATAAGGACTACTCCTTACAAACTCAGCTCCAGTTCCATAAGCTATATTGTTAAATCTAACACCAATACCACCATAGTTCCCACCGTTTGAGCCATTAAAATGCACATATGGATTTGATGACGTAGCAGTACCAGTAACGTGTAGAGTTGATCCAGAGTTTGAAGTTGACGTAGTACCAGCTACAACTCTACTAAGTACAGAAACGTTAGATGGATCTGTATAATAAGCAGTATTATTTGAATCGTAGAATATTGGAGCTCTTACATCAGAACTTCCTTCATGAAAAATTCTTCTCCAAGACCCTGCGCTTCCATTACTAAACCTTCTTAAATAAAACGCTTGATTATCGTTATTGCCCCCTGCTAATTGAACACCATATGATGCGGTGCCTCCTGAGGGATGCGAATATATATTTGCAAACCAGTTAGCGTTGTCATTAGTAGCAGGAGCATTTGAAACACCATTTTGAAATCTACCAAATATAAAGCCTTGATCCCTGCTTGTCCCAGGAGCTGTCCATGCTGAATTTAAATCAGTTACTTGGAAATCTTGATCAATAATGCCATTAATATGTAAAGATACTCCAGAGGAATTTGGGTCTAAATAATAAGAAGTGCTAGTTGAATCGTAGAATATTGGAGCGCGCATGTCAGTTGAGTCTGTAAGACCGTGAGTAGTATACGATCTTTCCCATGACGAAATTAAAGCATTAACGGTGCTACCTTCTCTTCTTAATCTCATATCTGGATAACCGTTACTTCCTACCCAAAAACCTGACCAGTTATCATTTCCAACGTCGTTAGTTGTAAATTCAAAAGCCCAACTGCTATCTCTTACACTATTTATTTCTATTGCTGTACCAGTACTATTAGCTTTATTTATAAGTATATTACCTCTTAAATAAGCTGATGTTCCAGAAGTGGATGGGTCTACATAATAAGTAGTGTCATTTGAATCGTAGAATATTGGAGCTCTATGAGAGCCTTTTACACTAAATATGCCATCTCTAAAATTATAAAAAGCCGTCGTTTGATTTGCATAAGTTCCTCCTGACGTAGGATTATAAAATCCTAAGCCATTCCAACCTGATAAAACAACATTTTGACCTACAAAGTCAGCTCTATCAGCACTTCCCGCTATAAATTTAGTAGTACCTCCGGCACTATCTAAAATAAGCTCACCGTTCATAGTAACGTTATTTACTTGACTAGTGCTATGCGGATCTACGTAATAATTAGTATCATTTGAATCGTAAAATATTGGGGAGTTTACAGAGGTGTCAAATGTAGCAACACCACCTGCGCTAATACTTGCACTATTTGTAATGCCTGCTTTTCTGAATATCCAACCTCTAGATGAGTCGTTATTCATAGTAAAGTATGTAGCCCAGTCACCTGTTACACCTCCATGAGTTCCAGAGCCAGAAGTACCAGTAAACATAAGACCATACGTAGGTTCACCCCCTACGGCCCCATTGTATAAAGAAATACCGTCTTTTGTGCTACTACTCGAGTTCCTAATACCTATATGAAAAGCTTGTAATGCATCATTCGCTGTTACTGTATTTACAATACTAGTACTAGCCGGATCTACGTAATATGATGTATTATTTGAATCATAGAATATTGGTGCTCTTGAAGAGCCTGGCGACTGCGTAAAACTTTCGTATACATAAAACTCCGCATTATTATTAGTATACAATATTAAAGGATTTGAACCTGTTTGTGTTCTTACCGCCCAATGACCATCATTATCAAGCAATCCAAACCCAGATCCTTCTGCATAAATATACCCTTTTGTAGTACCGCCTCCATTAACAAACTTTATACCTCCTGTAGACGCATCGCCATATTTATAGTTTAAATAACTATCGTTACCTTCATCGTAGAATCTTACGTTATCATTAAAATGTAGCTGGCTAACATAATTAATTTCTGAGTTATTCAAATCTATGTGACCAGTCATAGTTAAAGCATAACCAGATTGAATAGCTGTACCGCCTATTGCTACTTGCCCTCTGATTAAAACATCGTTGCCAGATTCACCAATATACATTGTTTGAGAGCTAGTGTCTCCATACCAATGCTGCGCTTGTAGTACGTAAAAAGCAGTATCATATCTTGGATTGGCCTGTGCTTCGTTGCTTCTTATTTCGTTAATGTAGCTTAAACCAGCAGGATTTACATAATAACTTGTATTATCTAAATCGTAGAATATTGGTGCTCTTGAAGAAACACTTGATATAACATTGCTAGATCCATCTATTTCTAAAGCCAATGTTGATCCCGAATGTTTTGCTATTCCGAAATTGTCAACTCCTGATGCTCCTAATATATTTTTACCGACTCTCCAGTCATTGCCGGTAGAAGCCCCTATATACATATAACTACTGGTAGCTCCTGATGTTGTGTTTATAAGTCTGGCTATTTCGTGGGCACTTCCGTTAGCCGCACCGCTAGTATTATTTACAAGAAAATCGCCATTTACGTGGAGTTTTTCTGTAGGGTTTACACCAATACCAACGTTGCCGTAAAATCTAGTTCTAGCAGTAGCTGTAGAGTTAATGTTTCCAAATCTTACATGTTCGCGATACGCCCCCATTTGGCTTTTATAAATACTAAGAGCATCGTTATCATGGCTATACTCAATTTTTGTTTCCTGGCTTGTAGCGGTAGCGTCTTGCCCCATAAAAATAGTAGAAACAGCACTAGAACTATCAGCACACCCGATAGATAAGAATGGATCCTTATCACTTACAACAGGCGAAGATCCAGCAAAACTTGATTTTATAAATATACCATCTGCACCATCTCCATACCCAGCAGGTGTTCTTACTACTAATTTATGGGCTGGTGTTGCATTATCACCAATAGCAACAGCCCCGTTTAGTATAGCTGAAGCAGTGCCATCGTCCGGATCTACATAGTAAGTTGTGCTACTATGGCCATAATATCTATTAGCTTTAACATTACCATCTACATTTAGCTTTTGAGTAGCGGTTGTTGACCCTATTATAAGTCTTTGACTTGTATCTAGCTGCATCGCAAACCCTGTTGCTGATACGGTATCTAAATCTGAATTTGTATAGAAATGCATTGGGCCGGTAGTAAGGAAGTCACTTGAAGAACTACCAGCTACAAGTCCGAAAGCGTGGACGTTAGAACTGCTGCTTGTGTATTGTACTTTTAAACCACCCGTGCCGGGGTTTGGGCTTGCGCCTGAAGACTGCACAGATTTTACAATTGCTGTATATGCGTCACTAGCCGTGCTACCTGTTCTGGTTTCACTTACAACTAAAGTTCTATTTGGGTTAGAATCACCAATACCTAGCCTTACATTTGTAGTATCAAAATGAAAGTTGTCATGATGCGTTAAAGTATCAGTAGCACTCCAAACGGCTACTTTACTAGCTTCACCACCTGACAGGCTGGCACCTCCCGAGGCATCCTCCCAAGCAATACCTAAGCCTGTAGAGGTTAATACTTGCCCATCTGTACCCTGAGCACCGTCAATTGTTAAATTACTTAAATCAACAGTGCCCGTTACGTCTATACCGTTAAGAAATGGTATTGCCATATTTTATTAAATTATT